GTTATCTGCGTCGGCGTTTCACATATCGCGTTCGCTTTTGGGTGTATTTTTCCCAGTCTTTACCGTAAAGCAATCGGCCAATAATATTGAATATAAACATTATGCCGCCACCTCGCTCATTTTTTGAAGAAAAGAATATGCCTCTTCTAAAGCAGGGTTAAACCATTTTGTCCGGTACTCTTCCGGACAATCTTCATTGGCATGGTCACAGACAATGGCTAAATGCGACAAAGCCTGCTTTAAATAATCCGGCTCCGGTGGGCGCAAAACAAGCTCGTCAACTTCCGCGCCGTCCGCCAAATACTCAAGGTTATAATTTGGAATAGTAAATTCCATTGTTTTACCGTCAGGGTGAGACAACACGTTATCCGCCTCATCTATTACCATGAACGATAGGTCATAAGCCGCAACTCTATATTCTTTATTTGGATCAAACATCGTTTTAACTCCCGTATTAATTAACGATACCCCCTGAATATAGGATTATATAGGACATATCAAGTCAAAAATAACATCCCAGTTAAATTTCCCCCTTTGATGATGCAGCGGCTCAACGGCTTGCAGCCCGTCCATTTTTAGATCGACGGCTGCACCGGCCGGATACAAAAACAATTCGGGTTCATCAGTCGGCTTATTCTGTTTTTTAATCAGTATCCAAGAAGGGCTATGTTGGTGACGGGAAAGCCACGCCACTTGAGATGGTCGAAGGGTGACGGCGTTGCTGGTCAAAAACTTTAGTTCTACAAAATGAAACGTGCCTTGTTCGTCACACAAAAGAACATCAGGAATGCCCGCGCCGATAGAGTTTTCAATCCGCGTCAGTAATATCTTGCGGTTCGATCTCTGTGTCGCTTCCTTCATCTGCTTGTAAAAGCCGCTTTCGCGCTTTACCGCGATTGCTGGCATTCTTTGTTTCTTCTGGAGTGATGTTGATGGTGACTGGGGCATAGCTTTGTTTAATTTCCTCTAACGCTTTCAAAACGTCATCTTTGCTCATGCTGTCAATAGAGCCATGACGGATTTCAGATTTGCTGACATATATGTCGCCCTGCGCTTGACCGCGCCGATACTCTGCTTGAACGGCTGCGCTGTACGCGCCGTTCTGCAAAGCCACATCGCGGATAGTTTGAAGGTCACGCAGATGACGTTGGTAGGTCACCCCAAACTTTTCGTCCAACTCACGCCGATAGGCGTTGATCGCTGCGACAACGTGCGGAGAAATGTGCGGGTTGGTTAATTCATATGCCCGCGAATGGGCTGACGTAACCGCATACCCCGCATTAATGGCGGCCTCGCGCAAAGTTATTTGACCGTCCTTACTTACAAGCTCTTTTACAAAAAGCTCTTGTTTACGGGTCAACGGTTGTTCTGTTGTTGCTGGCGGTCGGCCTCGCGTTTCACGGGGCTTGCCAGTCACTTTACTTGCTGCTTTTCTTGCCATAGGATTTCACCGTTAATTAGGTCACGTCCCATAGTTTATACAGGATATACCTATATAGGGTCAAAAATATTTTTGTTCTTATTTTCAATTTTGACCGCCAGTCCGCGGAAAATATTAAAAGGTAACTTTTTTGTAAATCATCCGTGTTACCTTTCGTGTTACCTCGTTTTTGTTGTCTACTATACGTTACAGAGCAAGGTAACACCGGTAACACCGGTAACACCCTGTTTTAGGTTTTTTTTTGGGGTTTTTTTTTTGAACGCCCTATAGTGTATACCGAATTAACGTAACCACGGACACTTCCCTGCCCGCCAATCTTCGATAAAGGCTTTCATAGCAAAAGCCCTTCGCACCGACACATCGAACCGTGATCCGCGGTCACTGGAGTTTGCAAGGTTATACACCCACGCGGAAGACACCCCGACATTATAGTGATCTGACACGGTATCGGCGATATCTTTTGCTTTGTTACTTTTTAACGCGTCCTGCGTCCCGCACCGTATATTAGATAAGAGTTGTTCTGCATCCATGTTTCACCTTCCTTTCTAAAATTATTATAATAGAAAACAAATAACATAACAACCTCTTTTGAAGAAGAGTAACCGTTCTGTGGTTTTTGCACTATTTCCAAGCATCCCAAAGTAAAAAGGCCAGCAGGGCGAACCCGCTGACCAGATAGGTGGTTATGAAGATGTCTTCATAGGACATCACTAAAGCCTTTTTTGTTGGGCTCGACAATCTCCATTGCCCATTCCGTAGTCTGCTTGACGAAACATTCGTTAGGCAGCTTTTGTGCGGCCTTGTGTATCGAACGGACGGCGGACTCTAACTGGGCTAGTTTGATTGACGTGCCTTGCTCGATTGCGGCTTCGACATTATCAAGAGACATTTTGTTCTGCCTCCCCGTATTCAATGCACTCGTAACAAGCGGTCGGTTCATCGAACATTTCGGTCAGGGCTTCGCACTCTTCGCAGCCTTCGACAGGTTTAAAATCTGGGGACATAGGATTTACCCTCCTTTTGCAAATTTTTAACCAACATATATTCGCGGTGCTTGGCGTCTATTGCGTCCTGATCTGCTTGGTCGAAACACATATCGCCAAATTCGCGCATCAATCTGCGGACTTCTTCGTCCACACATAAAAGTCTATCATCTTTAAACATCGTCATCTACGCCATCTCCTCAACATCAATAATAACGTCTTTAATGTGATCGTCCCAGATTTCCTCTTTAGCTAACTCTTTTGCCTCTTCCTCGTTGGAAGCTTCAATGTCGTCGATCCGGTGATACACCGTGACGTAAACCTTAAACTTTGCCATCGTTAGCCTCCCAAGTCCGCAGATCATGCGCCCTGTCTTCCAGCAAATACGCAATTTCTTCTGCATTGCTGTCGTCCAAGGTGCCGTCCCTAAAACATTTAGCCCAATGCTCAAGGCTGTCGATAAGGCTAGAAGAACCGTGAGCCGCGGTCTTTTCGGCTTTCCCTACGATATACGCAGCGCGGAGCTCGTTCTCGATCACTTTAAAGTCATCCAGATACATTGTGACGGCGGGGTTAGCGTCCTGATGCGTGATCAGGTCGTCATAGTCTACACCAGCGCATTTAGCGATATATCTGGTGCGTTCGTTAGCGTTAAATGTCATATCAATCTCCCGTAGCTATATGTATACGATTTATCCCATATACTATATAAATAAAAAGTTGTCAATGGCGAACATTGTCGTCGTCTTCCACTGCCATAGCTGCCGCTGCCGCGGCGTGGTGCATGGCAGAGGAAAGCATACCAAGGGTAGTGCTTTGGTCTTCGCTGGACAGTATGAGGCGGAATAGCAACGCGGTCAGCGCACCGCCCATCGCGGCTCCGGCTTGGATGTCGCTATTCTCGAAATCGTCTAGCAGTTCATTCATCATTTCGCTTGCTAGGTCGAAATCCTTTTCCAGATCGCTGCTCATCCGCGCTGTATCCTTTTCCACGCCGCTTGGATTTCGGCTGATTTGTCTACCGCTTCGCGGCTATATTGGCCTTCGGCCGCGGTTCGTGAAGCGTGTAGCACGACGGCTGTATTGACCAGAGCGACGGCTGTTTGCCAGTCCATGTCCCGCGCCTTCTCAATTACCATATCTGATTTTTTCATTGTTGTCTCCTTTTTAGCCATTCTTCTCTGCCGCCCTTCCCGTAAAACTCTTCAGGCATTTTGTTGTTTTTAGCTAGGTTTTCCCACGCGGGAATAACCTGCAAGTTCCACGGAACGTGAAGCCCGCAAATTGTGTCGCCTTGCAGGGGATAGTAATGATCAACATGGTGTTCTACACCGGTAAGTTTAGATAGTTTTTCTCGTTCTTTATAAAAACTATAAAAGTCTGTGTTTTTTACGCCCTTTAAAATAGTCCGTGCTTTTGCAGCCCAATACTTACGAGTGTTTGCCGCGTTTTCCGCTGCATGGTTTTTTAAATATTGTTTTCGTCTTGCCATGTAACGGTCATAATTCTCCGCTTTCCATTTCACATTGTAAGCTAGTCGCGCTTCACGGTTCTCCGCCCTATATTGTTTGTTATACAAAGCAATTTGCGTTTTATTTTTTTCGCGATATTTTTTGCCACCTTCGCGATATTTTTCAGAGTTTTTCTTTCTCCAGATCACCTTCATCGTTTTAGACCTTTTTTGGTGACACTCAAAACAATCCCCCGTAGAAACAAACTTTTTTGTCGTTCTACATTTTTTACATTCATTGCCATAAAAGTGTGTTTTACCCGCCGCTTTAGCTTTTCCGCGAGCCGTTTGAAGAGACGGGTTCTTTTTAGCTTCTGTTTGGCAAATTACACACCCCGAGCCAGAAACTCGACGTTCTGCCACATGACCGTTAGCGCAAGGTTTACCGTTAAAATACCTATTTAAACCAAGTGCTTTGGCTTCTTCTCTTTTTAAGATTTTACGGCCGTACTTTTTTTCTAAAGCTTTACGGGTTTCTTCGCGTTTATTTTTTGCACGTTCCCTGTTCGCCGCATTTTTTCTATCCGCGTTCTTTGTTAAGCGGTCGTGATGACATTGGCTGCACCCTGAGTTACCTACAAAACGCTCAGACACATGACCATGCTTGCACGGCACTCCATTAAAATACCGCGTCAAGCCTTGAGCCAAAGCTTCCTGACGAGTAATCATATCAGTCCTCCTTCACATAGAACTGGATTTCGACGAGCCCGTCTTCGGTTCGGCTACAGTGCCAGACATCATCGTCAAATTTACCAATCAGGATGGAGT